ATGCTGGCGTAAAATTCATCCAGGATAGTCGCGCCCTCTTTACAGATCAGAAACGCGATCTTGTCGGTCTGCTGCCGGGCCATGGCCCGGGCAATGGCGCTGGGTTGGTAGTGCAGCGCCTCCGCCGCGGCGTAAACCCGGCGGCGGGTGGATTCCCGCACCCGGTCCGGCGTTGTAAAGGTCCGGGAGACCGTGGCGGTGGAGACGCCGGACAGGCGGGATACATCATATATCGTTGGGGTATCCATAAAACCGGTTCTCCTTTCCAGTGTAAGAAAGCGCTTACATTCATGCGCAATAAAATAAAGCGCCAAGTGCCGTGATTTGTGAATATGATATCATGGCAAAATTTGGATTGCAATAGATAATCGCCATTTTCTACAGATATTAAAAACAACATCTTTCTGTATTATGCAATATTTACAAATCCAGATGTTTTTCTTTGAATGCAGCGCTCCTTGCGTCACCGGTTCTATTCGATAATTCACGAAGCCGCCTATGTAAGCGATTGCATTTTGCAAAAATGCAGTAGCTCCGCCCTGTAATCGCCCGCTTNCCTGCCGCTGTCGATCTCTTCAGTTTTCCATGTGCCGGCCCAAAAAGGCAGCAACGGTCTGGGCCAGCTTATACTCCGCGTCCCCGGCAGCAGCGGGGCTGTCGCTGATGAACAGCACCAGTCCCAGCAGATCTCCCTCCGAAAGGATCGGCGCGGCCACAATGGCCATCAGGCGGTCACTGCTGTCGGATACCGGGATCTGGGGCCCTTGACCGTCATATTGGTAGATGCGGCGGTTCTCCATAACCTGCTCCAGTTGGGCGGTAATGCCCTTGCCCAGCAGCTCCCGCTTGGCGCCGCCGGCCACAGCAATGACGCTGTCCCGGTCTGTCACGGCACAGATAGCCCCGGTGGAACGGCTCATAGTCTCGCAAAGCTGGGCCGCAAAATCATCCAACCCGCCCATGAGGGAATACTTTTTGAAGATGACCTCGCCATCCCGGCTGGTATAGATCTCCAACGGATCGCCCTCGCGGATGCGCATAGTGCGGCGGATCTCCTTGGGAATGACCACCCGGCCCAGGTCATCTGATTGTGTCAAGTAAGTGCAAAAAATTTTTCGGCATCCCCGAAAACCCTGATAAAATAGGCATTTGCGGGCTTTCGAGGAAGTCGAAAAAACTCACTTTTTGCGGTACCCATTGTGTGATTATAAGGCTAAAAACCGTAATTTTCTGCAAAATCCATGAAATCATTTCCTATGCTGTACGAAAAAGGTCATCGAATTTCCAGACGATTTCGATGTTCTGACCGTCCACAAAATTCACTCTCTCGACTGCTTCATACATGATTTCCCGAAGCGATTCTTCATCCAGGGAACCTGTTTTTCTGGCAATCGCTCTTTCTTTTTTTGCCTGTTCTTCAGCGTCCAGGTATTCCTGGTACTCCGCTTCGGTTCGGGCAATTTCTTCTTGCAGCTCCCCGGCACGCTGTTCACGCTGTGCCCGGAGTGCAATAAAATCTTCTCTGGTAATGCGACCTTCCCGGTAATCCAAATAGCTTTGCACCTTCTGGCTGTCGCCGGACTTCAGCTCGCCGGTCAGTATTTTCAGCTTCTGTCTGAGCATTGTCCCTTTTGACTGAGCCGCTTTGGATTTCCCACGGGACTGAACGGTCATCATGGCGATCTGTGCTTTCAGTGCTTCCAGAACCACTTCTTCAATCCTTGTTTTATCCCAGCGTACTTCTTTGCAGGAATGTTCTTCTTCATTCCAATAAGGTGTTGCACAGTAGAAATGCACGTCATTCCCAAAGGTTTTCTGAAGCTTTCTGCCGCAGTGAGCACAGTAAAACGGGTAAACATCCCGTTCTGTTTTCTTTTTATAGGGACGAACTTTCCGCAAAGCATCTTTCGCCGCTTCAAATTCTTCCATCGAAACAATGGCTTCATGAGCGTTCTCATGGATGATCCATTCCTCTTCTGGAACCCTGTACTGAGCTTTGTCCCTGATTTTCCTGCTCTCACGGGTGTGATTGACCATACAGCCGGTGTACTTGATATTTCTCAGCATTTCCAGAATCCTCTGATGCGTCCAGAGAGGTTTTTTGTCAGACTGATTTTTTCTTCGGACACCCTTATATTCAAGCGGCGTTGGAACGCCTTCCGCATTCAATTCTCTTGCCACCTGGCTGGTGGACTTTCCTGCGATGATTTCCTCGAATACACGCCGGACAATCGGTGCGGTTTCAGGGTCAATGACCATTTTATGCTTCTCCTGCGGCAGTACCCTGTACCCATACAGACAGCAGGAAACGTAGCCGCCATCCCTCTGTTTTACCCGCATTGCAGTTTTTACCTTTTTGGAAAGGTCTTTGCTGTAGTAGTCGTAAATCAGATTTCTGAAGGCAACGTCCATCCCGGCGGTATTGCCGAGATTCTGTTCGCTGTCGTAGTGATCGTTGATGGAAATCATCCGGACTCCCAGGAACGGGAAGATGTGTTCCAGATAATCGCCAACTTCCAGATAATCACGTCCGAAACGGGAAAGGTCTTTGACAATCACAATCTGAATATTTCCGTCCCGGATCAGGTCAATCATCCTCTGGAAGTCCGGTCGCTGGAAGTTCGTACCCGAAAAACCATCGTCGCAGAATTCCATCTGGGGCAATCCGGAAAGATACGGATTCAGAGCAATATGCCGCTGGATCAGCTGACGCTGGGCGGCAATACTGTTGCTTTCATCCTTTGCCTGATTTGTCCGTTTGTCCACATCTTCCAGCGAAAGACGAAGATAAACCGCAATACACTTTTTCATCCTACGCAACCTCCTTCCTGAGTATTTTGACAGTATCCAGAACTGCCTGGAAGCTGTCCATGTACCTGAACTGAATGCTCAGGGAATTGTCCCCGTTCATCTGCATGGATTCAATCATCGCATCTGCCAGTTCCTCACTGATTTCCTCGGCATGAGCGTATTTTTCAATCAGAGTTTCCCAGATTTTAGCTTCCTGAAGCGGTTCTTCATATTCTGCCTTTGCAGATTTCAGTTCTGCAAGCTGTTTTTCCAGACGGCTGATGTCCTCCATCAGGATTTCACGGGTCTGTGCATAGTCCTGATCGTCGATAAGCCCTTCCCGCAGGTCACGGTACAGCCCGGAAAAAACAGACTTCTTTTTCTCCAGCTGTTTTTTCAGTTCCTTCGCCTGGTCTGACTTTCCAGCCTTTTTCACCTGTTTCTTTTTGGCTTTCAGCAAGCTGTCCAGTGCTTCCCGGCAGTCCAGAAACAGCTCGAACTGTGCCTTGATGCTGCTGAGCACCGCTTCGTCCACATCAGCTTTCCGCATCCGCTTGGCAGTGCAGGCTCTTGCTCCATGCTCCTCATGAGCCGGACACTTAAAGGTAAAATATACCTTATCTTTATTGGTGCTGAAGGAGCGTACCAGCTTCATCACGGAGCCGCAGTCCGCACAGGTGAATTTCTTCCCGTAAATGTTTTTCGCTTTGGGAAGGTGGTCATATTTCCCCCTGTTTGCCTTCTGTACTGCCGCAGCTTTCTCGTTGATTTCCTGTACCTTTTCAAACAACTCCGGCTCAATAATCGCTTCGTGCGTATTTTCAACCAGTATCCAGTCCTGTTCCTCTGTACGGCTGAACGGAATCCCGGCATATAAACACTGCGTTGTTTTCCGCTGTGCCAGATGCCCCAGATAAGTAATATCCTTCAGGATGTCCGTTACCATGTGCTTGTTCCAGAGAATCTTCCGGGGCTTCTGATTATTGTTGGTGACAATCCCCCGATCTGCCTTGTACTGACCGGGAGACGGGATTCCCATATCGTTGAGCTTTTTATTGATTCCCATATAGCTCATACCTTCAGAACGCCACTGATAAATCATTCTGACTACCGGTGCCGTTTCCGGATTCACGATCAGCTGATTCTTGTTCTCCGGAGATTTCACATACCCGTATTTTTCCCAGGAGCCGATATATTCTCCCTTTTCCATTTTGCTTCGCAAAGCCGATGTTACTTTTCGGGAAATATCTTTGGCATAGTAATCGTTGATAATGTTGGAGAGCGACACTGACAGCTGCCCGTTGGCTTCCGCTGTATCCGTATCAAAATTGTCGTTGACCGCAATGAAGCGGATGCCAAAGAACGGACAGATTTTTTCCAGAAACTCGCCGGTTTCAATGTAATTTCTGCCCAGGCGGGACAGGTCTTTTACGATAATGCAGTTGATTTTTCTCTGCTGAACCGCTTCCATCAGACGCTGCCATTCCGGTCGTTCAAAATCGGTTCCGGTAAACCCGTTATCTGCAAAAATATCAGCCAGCTGAAGGTAAAATCGAGCGTCAATGTATCGCTCCAGCAACGCAATCTGATTCTCAATGGAATCGGAATTGCTTAAGTTATCTTCACGGGATAATCGGGCATAAATCGCTGTCTGATAAACTTTGATGCCGGATTCAGCCTTTTGGAGCTGAACATCCTGCCGTTCCCGGCGTTTTGCAACTCTTGCCAATTATCCCACCTCCTTTTCTACAGGCTGTACATTTTTCTGTTGTCCCTGATATTCTTCTAAAAATTCCAATATCGCCTGGAACTGGTCTGCGTGGCTCAGCGTAAGCGAAATCTGTTTGTCCGCTGTAATCTCAATCCGTTCCACAAAATGAATCACCACTCTGCGGGTCAGTTCCTGAATGTTCTGATATTTCCGGAACTGAGAAAGCCAGCTCTGCTGTCCGGTCAGACCGGAATTTACCTTATTCCGATTGCCAATCAAATGGGCAATCGAATCATTTGCATCCTGGATTTTCTGGTCACAGTCCGCTTTTAAGATTTTATACTCATCCAGCGTGATAACTTCCATCTTGAAGTCTTCGTAAACCATCGCCTTCATCTTCTTGTTGTACTCGATGACTTCTTCCTGTCGGGCAATTCCCCGTTCAATCCGT